CTTGATACGCTTGGTCTAACTGAGCTTGGATTTGTTTTATAAGCTCCAATGCCTCTATCATATACTTGCTCTAATGTATTTAGAGTTACTTTTGCATTCCAATCTAAATCAAGTTCTTTTATTTCTTCGTTGTGGTCCTCTACTTTTTTTTCTAGAGCTGCTTTAGCTTTGCCAGTTAGCTCTCTTTCTTCTTTTTCTATTTCTTCTATCTTTCTTTTAGTCCAAGCGAAGCCAACATCTCCACCCCATAACGCCCAAGCTATTCTACCAGCCGATGGATAACCTTCGTCTCCACTATAAAAGCCTTGACCTTCTTTGTCTACTTCGTGCCTACTAAAATAAGAGTACATTCTCTTTATTGATTTAATACTAAGATTAACTCTATTCTTAATATCTCTTGCTCTTGCAACGCCTACCTCTGTTCCACCTCTACCAAACTCCTCACGCCATTCTAAGCCTTGTGCAGCTTCATCAGCCATCTCTTGTGTTGGCTTAGTGTTTATATCCTCTAACGCTCTGTCCTCTTCTAATTGTAAAGAACAGATTGCTAACCTTTGGTCATCTTCATACTCCTCTACCATAGTATCATCAGCCATACATCTTTCGATGAACTCCTCGTTAGTCTCGTCTATATTTTTAGTAGGTATCGGCATCTATTCTTTGTCCTCCTCTTCTACGTCTCCAACTGGAGCAAAGTTTAATGGCATAAATAATTGGTCGCCTTCTGGACCTACTCTGTTCAAGTCCTCCATTCGTCTAATCTCATTAATAGACAAAGCACCAATAGAAGCCATCTCTCTATAGTAAGTAGCTCTTGAAGAACTATCTCCTCTTAGTAAAGCGTTTGCATCTAGCTTAATAGTAAACGAGCCAAACTCTGTTTCCCTAAATAGCTTTCTGTTTAGCTCTTGCTCTACCATTACCATATAAGGCATTAGGGTAAATCTTACGAAGTCAATACTTAAAGCCTCAATAGATGAATAGTTAGCAGCTTTCTCTAAGTGACCAATCAAAGACAATGGTACTTTAAATATTCTTGCAACTTCCTCTATCTGAAATCTACGAGTCTCTAAAAGCTGATATTTATTAGCATCAATATTAGTTTGCTCAAATGTCATACCCTCCTCTAAGATAGCAGTCTTACCAGCTACAAAGGAGCCACTATAGTTCTGATTCCAAGAGTTCTTTAATCTTGCTACAGCTTCTTTACTTAGTTTACCTGGATGTTTAATTACTCCACCAACTTGTGCAGAGTTTCCTAGATAACTATTAGCTGTATCGTTAGCAGCAATAGAAGTTGCTATTGTAGTGTTCTGTGCTTTTAATACGCTTACTCCCTCACAACCGTTAAACGATAAGTTGAAGAAGTGTAACATATCTTCTTTCATTACTCCTATCTCATAATTTTTTATGTCGTAATATATTTGACCATCGTGCTTTATTACTTTGACATCTTCTGGATTGATAGGAATTAGTGAGATTGGTCTTGCGTTACCATCTCTCTCAATATAAAAATACGCATTCCCCTCTAGTAATAAGTTAGTCATCAGAGTATCTAGGAATGTGTATGGTGTCATATACTCGTTAGGATTACGAGCTAGTAGTCGGTAGATTGGATGGCTAACGTCAGTAATCTTGTCGTCATCCTCCTCGACTCTGTAAACTTTTATAGGTAGACTTGCTATTGATTCACTAATAACTCTAACACAAGCAAAGACTGCACTAAATGTTAAAGATGTATCTCTAGTTACTGCTGTTCTGTTGGCTGCACCATAGCCACCGAAAACTGCCTTTAAAAAATTATCGCCCCTCTTCTCAGAACGCAAGAAGTCAAATAGTCCCATAAAATTGTAATTACATTACAAAGATAAGAGAAATCGCAAAAGTCAAATCCATACTATTCCCCTATCATCATAGGTAGAAGTGTCGCTAGAATCGTCATTCATATAACATCCTAAAGCCATAACAAGCGCAACCATTCCATCTATCTTCTCAGTTGATTTACTCTTGTCCATTTTAATGTTTCCAGCAGGGTCTGTTTTCATAGCTAAGTTAGAACACATCCACCTCAACACTTTGTTACCAGCGTGGTTAATTTGTTTGCCTAGTACTAGCTTCTCAAGTTCTTTAGTTGGTGCTGACATACTAGCAAAGCCTTGACCATAGCTTTCCATAGGCAATCCATCCTCTGTTAAGTCAATCACTAATTGGCTAGAGTTCCAACGGTCATAGGCTATAGACTTGATGTTTACAACCTCAGCAACTTCTTTTATTCTACGTTTAATGTAGTTGTAGTCTGTTACATCGCCCTCTGTAAGTTCCATCAATCCCTCTTGCTCCCAAGAAATATAATCAACTTGGTCACGCCTTGAACGAATGAAAGCATTTTCTTTTGGAGTAAAGAAGTAAGGTATTATCGTAAACTTATCATCCTCTGGAATGATTAAAACAAAAGCAGAAACATCTCGAACACTAGCTAAGTCAAGTCCAGCGTAAGCTGTCATACCTTTATAATCCTCTAAGTGTATTGGTGCTTTATTACACTCCATCCATTGCTGGTCTGATAGCCAAAGAACATTTGAGTTCATCCATTGATTTAAATGTAGCATTCTAAACGTGTTAGTATAGCTTGGTAATTTTATTGCTCTCTCTTGTTCTCTTTTTAAATAGTCTAATTTTACTACTCCACTATCAAGACCAGGATTAGCTAATCTCAAAGCCTCTTCAGTAGTCCAATCAACATCATCTGGACAATAATATTTTACATAATAAAACGAATCATCCTTGATAATATTCTCTGAAACTTTGCGACCGTATTCCTCTAGATGCCACACTTGTCGTTAGTGCATCCCACAAACTAGAGTCACGCTGAGTGAATGCCTCATCCATTATACAACAACTAGCATTATATCCATACTTACTAGAAGCCTCACTTGATAATGCTTTAAAAGATGAGTTACTTTTTTCGTGAACTATACTATTCTTAAATACTTTTAAATTCTTTTCTAGTTGTTTGTCAGCTCTAACCATACCACTAGCCACATCGAATATTATCCCAGCTTGAGACCTATCAAAGGCACAGACATAAGTTTCTGCTGATGGCTCTCCGTCAGCAACAGTCATATAGAGTGCGAGAGCTGAGATGAGTGTACTCTTACCATTTTTTCTTGGTAGACAAATGTAAGCTGTTCTAAATCTTCTTAGGCCACTATCACGATATTTCCAACCAAACAAATCTCTAACTATTGTTTTCTGAAATGGCTCTAGCTTAAATTTTTTATTTCCCCATTCGCCTTTTAGATGGTGTATGTGATTCTCTATAAAGTAGACTACTCTATCTGCTGCCTTGTCATCAAAGAAAAAAGTCTTGTCCTCTTTAAGTTTCATATCAGCCTTAGTTGAGATTGATGTTCTTTGATTCTTTTTAAAGCATTATCATAGTACTCTTTGTCTAACTCATAACCTTCTAAGTCATAGCCAAGATTATGACAAGCTATGGCAGTAGAGCCACTACCTAAAAAAATATCTATAATCTTATCTCCTTTTTTACAAAAATTGTGTAGTATTTTCTCTGACCATTTGACTGGTTTTGGACAAGAATGAAAGTCCATTGTTTTGTCTGGTATAATAGGTGCTTTTATTACATCAACACCTTGTTTAGATACTTTGCCATAAAACAAAATAGGTTCAAAATTATTAAATCCAACTGCACATCTACCCATAGCTGCGGGTTTGTGCCAACATAATATCCATTTAGGTTTTTCTATTTCGTGCCACAATCCAATGTTAGAAATACCACAACTAATAAAAATACCTTTAGCACAAATTCTTTTTAATTCTGTAAACCAATCTTTGCACCATTGTTTATATTCATCATTAGACAAATCGTCTTTATATTTGTTATAATTATAATTTAAGTTATATGGTGGGTCTGTTATTGCAAAGTCAAACTGATTATCCGACATTTCTCTCATAGCTTCTAAGCAGTCTTTGTTGTATATGTTAATCATTAGTCAAAGAAATTAAAATCGTCAGTCCTTTCCTCATCTTGCTCTGGCATACTAAGAGATGATCTGCTGCTCGGTGTGAAACCAAATTGCGTAGCAATTTTCATTGCATTCTGTAAAGCGTTTTGCATTACCTTGTACTTAGGTGCAATCTTACTAGACCTCAACCGACCATCTTTGTCAACGGTCTGTTCTGTAAAGTTGCCTTGTAACTCTTGAGCTATCTCTCTATAAATTCCTATCTCGTTGCAGTACGCTGCTAAGATTGATAAGTCAGTCAAGTGCAACATCTTAATATTGGCTAGTTCGTTAGTGACTAAATCCCATTCGTCTGCACCTTGTTTATTGAGAAAGGAGGGAGCCGAAGGCATACTAACAACTTGAGATGTCTCCATTTCATTTCCCACTAACCTGGATTTCTCTAGTGTGCCTTTTAGCTCCTTTACTTTTGTTGGTATTTTTTTT